TCGGTAGTAACGATTAGCAACAGCTGTAAAAGTGCTTGCTGTAATAGAGATGTTTTCAACGCCTCCAGCCAAAACAAAGTTGGCATTATCAGTTGCTTGAGCCATGATGCCGCGCGGGAAACGGTTTGCTTGATCGCTGGTTAAAACTTGCCCAGCAGTAAAATTTGTGTTAGGTGAAATCGCCATTTAATACCCCAGTTTGTTAAAATCAAGTTTGCCATAAATGGCATCGTCTAGTACTAGATAATTGTTCAAGTCTTGGGCGCTTAGGTAGAACGTGGCGCTGGCCTGTGACGGGTTGCCGCTAAACGTTGCACCCTCCAGCAGACAGTTGAACACGGTTCCTCGAAACGTCACGGTCACAGTTGAGCCGATTTGATCCATGCCATAAGACGGAATGTCGCCGTTTTGGGCGCTCAAGTTGCAAGTCACGCTCAAAATGCGCTGTGTAGCTGTGCTGTAAGTTGACAGCAGGTAATTAGCAAAGTCGGTTGCCTGGCTTGTTGAGTTGTTTAACGTGTTAACCAAATACGTGCGAAATGGCGCAACGCCTGTTTGCACAGTGGCCTCGCCAAAAGATTCTGGGTCAACAGTTACCTGTGTATAAAAACTGTCTGCCAAGCTGCTAAACGATATTTGCTCAAAAATATGGTTGCTAGCGTCATTTGTGGTGTCGCTGAAATTGCCGTAAAAACCAGCAATTTTGCGGTATGCGTTGACCATTAAGATTCCGTCGCTGATGTCAATGAGTTTGCCGTTCATTGTCAGTACGGCCCTGTTTACCCAGTCGCCCCAGGTGCTACTAATGGTTGTGGCTGGGAATGCCTGAGTGCCACCAAATGCGCTGGTGGTGCTGATATTTAGGCCTGTCTGAGTTGCGCACTGGCCTGCCTGCGCGCTCAAAGTGCCGGCTGTCATTGCGTAATTGTTGCCTTGCACTCGACCAAAGGCTGCAAAGTTTCCCTCACAGCTCAAAGTGACAAAGTCTGCATTGCCTACGCCGCTGCTAAACGGTATGCCGTACTGCACCATTGCGTCAGTTATTTGACCGACAAAGAGCTGGCGATATGTACCAGACGTGCCAAGCCTTACAGATATGCGCAGCCAAGTACCTGTAACAAATAGAGCATTGGGGGTTGTGTAGCCGGTCGGGTAACGCAAAACCACGTTGCCTGTGTTGGCGCTGTAAGCGTCTAACGGCTTTTGCCTGCCATAAGTCAAAGACACGTTTTGCACGTTGGCAACAACAGTTGTAAGCGTTGCATAAGTTGCGCCTACCTCTACCTGGTATTGGACTATTGCCATTAGAAGATGTTGCTTACCTTGATTGGCACGCTGCCGTTTTGGCGCATGTATGAGCGCAACGCCTCAACAACTTGGTTTGGGTCGCCGCCGTAAACGTTAATGTTTACGTTGTTGTTTCTTTCAGCAATATTTGCGCTGCCGTTTCTGCCCAGGTCGGCTGGCTCAACTGCCATTGGTTCAGCAATGCGGCCAAGTTTTATTTCTCCTAACGGGTCAATGTCTTTGCCTGGCTTAACAAGGTTAATGCCGTAAATAACAAGGTTAATTGCTTTGATAAAACCGTTAACCATGCCCTCGATATAGCCAGCAATAGCGTTTACAACAACGCGCACTACGTCTCTAAAGCCCTCAAATTTTTTGTACGCAACAACAATGGCCGCGCCTAACGCAATAATGCCAGCCGTGATTGCAACAGCGGGGTTGAGCATCATGGCTGCGTTTACAGCAAGAATTGACGCAGCCAAAATGCCCATGCCGGCAATGACAGCTGCTAAAAGGTCGGGGTTTTCTTGTGCCCAGTTTGCAAACTTTTCTAGCACTGGTTGCAGTTTTAACATGATTGGCAAAAAAGCTGCGCCTATTGACTCTTTAGTTTCCGCAAACGCAATGCCTAACTTTTTCATGCCGCCTGCGGCTGTGTTTGCTGCAGCCTCGCCAGCGCCACCAAAGTTTTTGGTTAATACGGCCTGCACTTCAGCAAGGCTGGCGCCGTCTTTAATCATGGCCTTGATCTCTGGGCTGAGCGCGCCTAACGCTTTCATGTTCCCCGCATAGCCTTTTGACAATGCCTCGCTGACATCAACCAGCGGCTTACCTGTCGCCGCGGCTACGTCAGTGGCCAAGTTCATTAACTCTGTTGCTTTAGCAACGTCTTTAGTGGCAACGATTAACTTCTGAAACGCTGGCCGCGCCTCATCGTCTGATATGGCCGCGCTCTTGGCCAGGCTGGAAATGTAATCCTCGACAGACTGCACTTGTGCATCGGTTGCTTTAGCGCTTGCTTTAATTTGTCGAGCCAAACTTGCCTGTGCGGCCTCGTCTTCTATTGCTGCTTTTACGCTGTCGCCAATAATGGCAGTCACAGCGCCTAGTGCTGCTGCGGCGGGTACAGCCGCCTTTTTAATTGCAAATTGGGCTTTCTGCCCTACGGTCTCCAGCTGCTTAAATTCGCGGATAGCGCTCTTTATGCCCTTGTCGTTAAAATCGCTAATAATGGGTATTGAAATCATCGCATTTCCCTATTGACCTTGTTAACGACGCGCAACGCCGCGCGCTCTATCTCGACTGTAATCGCACGTATTTGGCTGTAAACGGCTGGCCCAAAAATACGTGTTCGGCCTTGCCCTGGCGTATTGCCTAAATTGGTTGCCAAGTTGTTGCTAGTGCGCCGGCCCGCTGTCTCGAATATGCCGGTGGCCGCATCGGTCTGTTGTATGACGATTACGCCATTGTTATTGCGCCTTGTGTCCAATTTGACTTTGACGCCCTTAGACGCCTTTGCAGGGTCGTATGGGAACAATTTACGGCCATTGCTAGACCACGGCCTAGACATGCCAGACAACGGCACACCCAAAGACGAGTAACGCTGCTGGGCGGCCTGTATTGCCGGCGCGGCTATCTGATTGAGTTCTGCAGCAAACTGTTTGCGTAGCCCAGGCTCAATTTTGTTCAGCGATGCCACAGCCTCTCGAATACCCACAAGTTCTGTGTTAATTGTCGCTGTCATCGTTTCTGCCTTGCTTTGTTAATAATACTAATGCAAGTGTTCAGGTCAGACGTGAGAAACTCTATGTTTGGCGGCCAAAAGCCAGTCTCTATCAATAAATGACAAAGAGCTAGTCTGTGGCCGCTTGTGTAGGGTTTGAGTCTTCCTGCTCTACAACTTCGGGCATTACTACAAGTTTTTTAATGAAATCATCAAAGACAACTGGCACTGTGATGCCGTGTACTTTGCTGGCCTCCCACGCAAGGTAAGCCAAATCCTCGGCGCCGATGCCTTGCGCCAGGTCTGACATTTTGCGCTTATATTTACGTTCCCATTGCACAGCGCACCAAAGGTTTGTTGTGACCTGGTGCGGGCCGTCGCCCGTATCGAGTTTCAATGTTATTTGCATGTCTGCCGCCTTGCGTCGGGTTAGTTATGGGCTTGTAATGTCGCGCGCGTAGGTTCCGCCTACAAACGACGCGGTAACCATGCTGAGTTCGCCTACAGCGCCAGCAATGGGCGTAAAGTTGACAAGCTGCATGTTAATGATCGTGTACTCAGGGTTGCTTGCGCTCTCTGTAGTTCCAGATGGGCTAATAACAAGTTGTGTTGTGCCGGTGCCAAGGTTTGCAAACAAGGTTGCCTCGACTTCTCCAGTGCCGTAAGACAGGTACATTTCTAGCTCTACTTCTACGGTCTGCAAGCCTGGCACGAAACGGTGGCCTGTGTCGCCGAATGCGGTGCTTTCTAAACTGTCAACGCCGAGCGTGATGGTGGCGCTGCGGCACTGATCGGTTAGATCTACAGCTACGCCGCCAGTTGTGGGCGCAAGGTTCACTGTCGGGTTAGTTAGATATGTTGAAGTTGCCATTTTGTCTCCCGTGGTAACACTTCGATATGAATAGAGGGTAGCACTTTTATGCTGTCTGTGCTTGTAAAGCCATTTGCAAGTTGTAACACGGGTAGGTCGCCCCGCCCATTTCGACTGCACCTGGCTGGCCCGACATCACAATAATTGGGCTGGCAAGCACGCTGGCGGCAATGCTTAACAGTTTCTGTAGCACTGGCAGGCCTGCTGGGCCTGTGCCAATGACCTTGACTTGAAATGTCATGCGCACAATGTTGCCTTTGCCGGCGATGGTCTCGAAACTTGGCGCGTCAAGAAACACGCAGTTAGGCACTATTTTTGTGGCGTCATTTACGACGCGCAGGCCTGTAACGGCTTGCAGTGTGGCTGTAACGTCAGCGATTGCCTCGTTAAACAGGTCTGTGTAAGCCATCAGGCGACCTGGGGGCGGTCAATGCCTAGCAGCTGCTTAATAACAGGCGTCATGGCATTTACGTTTGCTTGGCCCATGCCGTCAAAGGTTGCAAAGGTGTCTTGTGTGCTGCCTCGACTACGCCACAAGGCCGCCGCATACATGAGCGTGCCCAGAGTGACGTCGTGCCCAGGTGAGGTACTTAATGAGTCTGCATAGCCTGACTCTTGCCTGCGACGATAGGCAAAATCGTTGCCGGCATTGCGGGCCTGCGTAAGCAGCGTGTAATCGTCTGACGGGTCTGCAATGTCTACGCCCAGATATGTTTCTAGTTGTGCTGCTGTAATCCAGGTGCAGCTCTGAGTGTAAGTAACGGTGCCGG